TAGATAGAACTGTGTAGTACCAGTTCCAAAATCATCCTTGCCTAAACTTGGACCTTCTGTGAGTGTGTTGCTTACGCTGGTTGTGAATGTGTCACTGAATGGTGTGTCTTTGGTGCCACCCACATACACGGCATAACTGGGTGCGTCACGCACAATGCGCACATGTGTTAGGCTTGACAGGCTGTATACGTCTGAAATATATGTAGCTGAGTTAGTGCCATCATATGCGTTTATACGAATTCTGTATCCACCAGCAGTGCTGGATACAGATACCTTTTCACGCATTGTATCAGCAGTGTTGCGCTGTACATATATTTCTTGCTGACCAGTCCATGTGCCTTTGACCTGTAGCCAGAAGTCCATGGTGTTCCAGTCTTTCCAATCTGTGCTTGCATACCATTGAATGTAGTTTTGGCTTGCAGCACCTAACAGTGCAGCGTGTGTGCCAAACTTTTTAACAGTGGTTTGTGTGGTAGGTGAACCAACTATGTCATATTCTCTAGGTCTACGGTTGGCTACAACAGCATCTGCACTTAGTGTAACTGCACTTGATAGTGAACTTGATGTAATTTTTAACTTGAGAGGAGTTGCAGTTGCACTAAATGCAGCACTCACGGCTGCATCTGCTAGTACTTGTTTGGTTACTGTGGCTGTTTGTGTGGCATTTGCTGCTAGATCAGCTGCAAAACCAGCTGTTTTGTCACCCTGCAAGCTCAAATTAACGAGATTTGCAAGTGTGATGTCTGTATCAGTTAGTTTAACAGGGTCTACACCAATAGTAGATTGCGAATCTAACACAGCAGTATGGTTTTTCAGTGCGTTTGCTGTTAGGTTAACCGCCAATACACCACTGAAACTTGCTGCAAATTGCAGGGTTCTGCCTGCACTTGCTGTTTGTGATGCAACAACACTTAGACTTGAGTCTGCGTCACGTGTTCTTGCTGCACTCGTGCTTGCACCAGCTACTACTGTAATGGTAGCTTGTGCAGGTTTTAGTTTGGTAGGAGTAACAGTTAGGCCAGCACTAACACTGAGTGTGGCTGAACCTTCCTGTATTGTAACTTCTTCCGTGAAGTAATCTTCAGCGATATAGTCTGCTTCTATGTAAGGCTCATAACGATAGTAGCCTTCTTCAATAAAGCCTTCTTCGTAGTAATAACCTAAACTATCGCCTGTTCTAGCCAAAGACTACTCCTTACTATGTTCCGTTATCGTCTGGGAAGTCAGTGCTACCGTTGGTACCATCCATATGTAGTAGCAATGCTGTGTTTTCATCATTGACAAAAGCACTAGTTGTAGGAGTAAACCCACTTGAATATCTTTCAGTAGTGCTTAGACGAACTTCGTCAATGTAACCTTTAAATCCGTTGTTGTAGTTTGAGTATCTTGCACCAATAACATAACCACTGTCGTTTTCTGAAGCACTTACTGCTTCTGTGGCTATGTTTGTGCCATCTAGATACAGGTCTACAGTTGTGCCACTGGTTTTAACCCAAGCCATGTGATACCAAGTATTTGTGCTTAGGGTACTTCCAGCATACCGCCATGCGCCGCCATCATACCAGGCCATATAATAATTGCCTGATACACCAAGTATACCTGCAACATGTGTTACACTGGTATTACCTACTTCACGAATGTCAAACAAGTGTTTTGCACCATCTAGCACAGTTGGTCTAACAAACATTTCAATAGTCCAGTTAACTGCATCAAAGTCAAAATCCTCAGTTACTAGTAGTGCATCGCCGCCATCACCATACCAGGCACCAGTGCCAAACTTTTTCTGTGCAGTGCTTACTTGTGCACCACTAATTGCTGTTACTGTAACAGCATCTCTAGTAGGAACTGTACTGACTGTTCTTGCTAGGGTGTTTAATCTTGCTGTTCCTAGTGGCATAGTGTCTCCTTAACTAAAATTAGTTGCTAGACTTGCGTAATAAGTTGTGCCATCATAGAATATGGTCAAAATATCAGTGGTATCTGTTGTTGATAGTGTTTTTGAACCGCCAGCAAATAACATTGTTGAAGTTAGTGTTCTGCTTGTGCCATTAGTATCAATGATTACTGTAACACTGTCGCCTGCTGCAGGTGTTCCACCTAGTGCGTTGATAGTAATGTTACCAGTTAGTGATACTGTTTGTACTGGACCATTTGCAGGATCTGGTGTTAGTGTACCTGAAGTAGATAGTCCTGTATAAACTGCTTCTGAATATGTAATGTTGTTTAGGTTTGTTTTACCTGTGCCATTTGGAACAATATCAATGTTACCGTTTGATACACTTACAATGTCATTTCCGTTGACATCTAGATTGCCACCTAGTTGTGGTGTACTGTCTTGGCTTAGTTCAGTAAATGTTTCGCTTGCTAGATAATCAGTTCCAGCAACAGCTGCTGAGATAGTTCCAGCACCGTTTGCTTTGACCAATCCATTGATTGCACCTACTACTGGGTCTGTTTCTGTGTAGCTGGTTAGGTAGCTGCTTAGATCTGGTGGAGTATATTCAATTACTCCAGTTACGTTTGAATAGCTAAGTGCGCCTGTGCCACTTGCTGCATTCTGTGTTACTGACAAGTCTGTTAGTTCAATCTTGTCGTCGTTTAGGTTGGTAAAGTTGGCATCGCCCTCTGCAAATGTTAGAGCTGAGCCCTTTACGCTTCTTAGTGTAATTGTTGCCATGGGCGATCTCCTTAAAAATCAAGTGAGGGTGCCAATACTACACTGACACCCTCTGGTTGTTATTAGTCTAAGCTAATAGTTAGGTTACCACTTGAAATTTGGAAAGTGTCACCATCTTCAATTGTTTTAGATGTAGTTACTGCACCGTGGAATAACAAGTTACCACCTGTTGAATTAACGTAAATTCCAATGTGGCTGAAAGTACCCCAGTTGCCGCCTGAAGCTGCATCAAAAGTAATTGTTGCTGAAGTGCTTGCTTCGCCTGCACTAGCTGCTGCAAATGTAGCTTCTTTACGTGCATAACCGTTGCCTGAAACTTCGCCTGTGCCACTTGCGTCATCTGCTGGGCTTGAAGTGTGTAATCCTACGTATACGTTGGTTGGTGCTGTGTAAGCTGCTGTACCTAGACTGTGATCTAGGAGTTTTAGTTCTAAATAGTCGCTTGCTGCGCTCATTGTTGTTCTCCTTTAAAGGTTTATATTCTGCTATGCGATTCGCACTATTATTTATGCAAATCAAAATCTTGTGTATTTTAATTCAAGTCTACCCAACTTGTTCCGTCATATCCTTGAAACTTTGAGGTTGTGGTATTGAATATAATGCTGCCTGCTGTGGTTGCTAGTGCGTTTCTTTCAGTTGTAGTGAATGTGCCTAATAACAGTGTGCATTCTACACCTTCACTGTTGGTTACTTGTAGGTCTAGCTGAGGTGAATTTATCTGCACCTGCCCGCTTGAACCCACAGTTTCTAATTCAATTATGGGACCATCAAACTGTATGAGACTTTCATCAGCTTCTGTGGTGCCATCAAAACAGATTATACTGCCACTGTCTGGCATCTGAATTAGATTGGTTCCACTTGGTGATTCTACTATAACATTGTCAAAATACAGTCTAAGATCTTTGGTGCTATATCCAGTGGGTGCTTGTAGATTCACTTGAACAGTGTCATTTGCTCCAAGTTCTATTGTGTTGTTCTCCAGTGCATCATTAGCACCAGCAACACCTTCTATGGTAATTGTTTTGGCAGTGTTGTCACCTGTGAGTGTGATATTATTGCCTGCAACCAGTGTGATGTTGCCATTGAGGTCACTCACTACTGCTGTGCCCGCAGTGTCTGCTGTTAGTGTTATAGTTGCGTCACGTAGATTCTCTAGATTGGTGTCTAGTTCATCATTAGTAAGTGGGCTACCTTTGGTACCCCTAAATGTTACTGCTGGTTTTGCCATCCTGTGTCCTCATACTATTTACTCTTATATTGATCCTTCTGGATCTCTACTTGATCACGTTGCAGTTGATTTACTGCTTTGCTGATTGAATCAACGTGCTGTGAAGTAAGCTGTAGGTGTTTGACTATTTCATTGTTGATTGATTCTAGTGCTTCAACCCTTGCTTGCAGGGTCATCATGCGTTCCCAGGGATCCATATCATCAAACATATCCATTATGATTTCCTATATTCTTTGCTGCGCCTTAGGTATTCCATGCGTTCTACTACGATTGCATTGTGTAGGCTCCAAGCTGCCTCAGGGTCTATTTTCATAAGACAGAGATCATGTTTGCCTCTGCCTCTGCACAACCAACGATCCACTGTCCACAATTGATTCCAATCTTCTGCTGACAGCTCATAGTCTTCTCCGCGGTGTCGTGCTTNGCTCTATGTTTGAGATATCCATAGTAGCGATCACGTTCAATGATGCGTTCTTCTGTGCCCCAGTTGTCTTGGCTTGGCCTTAGTCCAGGACGACTCTTGGGCGGATTCATCTGTACTTTGGCCACATACTTAACGTGATATGTCATTCAAATATGTCTCCATATGTTGATGTAACACGGCTTGTGTCTAGGTTTGGCAGTGCGTCATCCACACAGCTATTCCAAACTTCACGCACTGTCATCAGACACTTCCACGCAACACCTTTGGCTTTAACGTGACGGTTGTTCATGTCCAACACTTTGTCATAATAGTCTGAGAACTTGTTTAACAGTGTCAAGCCTTCTAGAATGGCTTTGCTTTGATGTAGATTAAAATACTCTGGGTGCGCACGTTCTAGTTCTGCTAGTGTTAGAAGTATGCCATACCATACTTCATTGTCCATCTTGTGCAACCAGCCATCCCAGATACGACGGTTGTTGATTTGAATTTCACCGTTAGATCTAATTTCATTATTGAGAAACTCTTTGAGTTTGTACATTATCTCAATGCTTAGTTGTGTATTAGTTGCCATTTTGTGTTCTCCTTATTGTACTAGTATACTACATTATTTATCGTTTGTCAACCAACACATAAAAAAACCCAACAGCACCAGGAGTTAAAATGGCATGCTGTTGGGTTTGGGTTGAGATGAAATAGTACACTAAGCGTCTTTAGTGTGTGTATACTATACTACAAATCTTCTGGGTTGTCAACCTCTTGTTGAAGTTTTTCTTCCGTTGTTTCACTTGATTCAACAGTTTCATCTTCGTCATCACTCCATGGTAAAGGAGCATTTGCTTCAGTTTGTAGAGGTTGATCTGTATATCCAAGTATGTTCTTGGAAAGGAATATCAGTATGGCTGGATTGAGGTTTTCAGCTGCACGGAACATAAGCCTTCTCAGTCTTGTTTTCTGAAATTGTCTACCTTTTGCGAGATTGTCCGCAAAGTTGCGTCTAAGAGTGTCTTCTTTTACTCCAAAGAATGTGGCAATTTCTCTATCAGTGCAACCAATACTAGCAAGTTCTTCAACTTGATCAGGTGGTACTACTTGTTTGTTTTCGCCGCGACCCACTTCAAGTCCTAGTATAGTAGATTCTACTAGTTCTTTGGGTTTGGGTCCTGTTCGCTTTGGTTCTTGTTGCATGTGTATATTTATAGCCGTGCAGTGGCACCCACTATTTTTTCACCTGTTGTTGAGATGTATGCTTCTATGCCACACAACAGCATGAGACTTACTATTCTATCATCATGTGTTTCCAACACATAGTAGCGGTCTTGTGGGTTAAATGCCTCTGTGATCTTGATATTGAATCGTTCAATCAACTGGTAAAGACGTTCATCTTCTTGTTCACTAGCAAAGTATTCAATTAACATAGAGCTATCTCCGTTTGTATTACTTATCTATTAGATCTCTAAGAGGTATTCATATAGGTGTATATCAAAGCCTAACTGCGTTAGTCTTATTCATATCTCTTACTTCATATTCGCTTGCGCTCATATTCACTAAGTAGATATTCATATTGCTATCGCTCAAACTAAACAAGTCATTTGTTTGATAGAAGTAATTGACTGTTACTTGAAGTTGGAGCCAAGCGACGGCAAATGTAATGATATCACTTAAAAAAAGCACCTTAGTGCTTGGCAATACCATTACATTTACCATCGCTCAACTTGTTGACTTGAAGTCTTCACAAGCGACATCTACCCATTACCAGAAGTTTGACTATGTGTAACTGGCACCCTTGCGGGCTGGGGCGGCACCACTATTATCCTAAGCCTAGATGCAACTTAGGTAGCGTCCTCTGATTTAGCCGTCATATTCGCAGAGGATTTTGAATAAGGGTTCTATCTTAATGCCTTGATCTTGTTTATTGCTGATTGCCTTGTTTCTTGCCTTGCTATTACTGTATTAGTTATCTGTTCTAGTTTGCTTAGGCTCTTTTTCTTGAGTGCCTTGCGTTTGTTGTAGGTGTAACCCCAGTATGCTGCCCACACAGCACGTTCGCTGTTGTTTAGGTAGTTCCACATACCGTCGCGATATTTCATTAGTAGTATAACATCGTCTATGTGTGGATGGGTTTCAAGTGCCTTTCTTGTGATGCCTTTGCGTTTTAACCAATAGCCAACAAGTTGCTCTTGCTCAAGTGTTTGAACACTCTGCTTTTGCGTTAAATCTCGTTGGTTATTTGACATTTTTTTCTCCGTTAGTCATTGTATTATATTATACATATATGTTCTGTTCTTGTCAACCATTAATTTAACGCCATTTGCAGGGCTATGCACGGCCTCTACAATGGCGATTGCGAATTTTAGATGTCTTTTGGTATGATTGGGTCAGGATAACGTGTGTTTGCACGTATATAATCTTCAAGTGTGCGTGTAACACGACTCTCATAACCTTCATACTCCAAACGTAGGCGTTTTTTGTATGTGCCTGGATCCATTTTGCTTGCAGCACACGCTGCTTTTACGGTAGGATACCACGTGCGATCTCGTGGGCTGTGATATTCAGTGCGTGTGCGCAGTGTGCCATATGTTTGTCTAAATCTATTGGTCAACTGTCTTGCTTCAGTGTTCCTATAGTAGTCATATGTGGTGTGATGCCAGTGTTCACGTCTTGCTGGGGTGTAGCCCAGTCTATCACACAGTTCTGTTAATGTTACTAGATCTGCAGCATAGCGATATATCAGCTTTTGTGATGGTTTGTTTTCATGCAAGTGTTGTGCGTTTTTAACCATTGTGTCACAGTACACATTAGTGGGTTCATATGCGCCTACATCGCCATGTCTACACATGCACAATCTGCCAGTGTCTGCTTTGTTAAAAGTATCTGTGTTTTTATCAACACCATTGTTTAGCCACCATTGATACCACTCATCAAAACTAAACTTGAATTCAATGTTTCTGTATTTGGCTTGCGCCTTGTGTCTGGCATATTTCTTCTTTGCCAATGCTAGTGGGTGTGTTTTACGTCCTCGTGCCATTTTACGTTCTCCTAAAATATAGGGCAGTTTTAACTCTTGCCTAGGAGTGTTTGTTAATTTATGTGTATTGCGTTTTCTAATACCTTTGTCCAACGCTGGATTTGTTGTAATGCTAATTTATTGTTTGAACGACGATTCTCAGTAAATTCGCCTTGCTCAATTTCAACACCGTGACAAATTGCTCCTACATCACGCTCCATATCTAATATATGTGCTGCTAATTCTATTTCTGTATTTGCAATTTTTTCTATTTTATCATTATGTCCAGGTAGTGCTACATAATATGATAGTTTGTATTGTGCCATTTTGTTTTCTCCTTGTTAATATGTATTTTATTATACACAATTACTTATGTAAAGTCAAGCAAAACAGTGTTAAAATAGGCTTTTTTTGGAGTATTTTGGAAAAGAAAATGCCCACAACAGTGTGTGGGCATTGTGTGCAATGACGGAGTTTCCGTCATGATGACGGAACATTGTAAATGGCAATAAACAATGTTTAAATTGCACACAATTATTTAGTTTTCTTCAAATAGAGTTCATTAAAAATGACTTGTGCTTGTTGTGGAGTTAGATCGTATCTACCACTGTGAGGATTACACACTAGATTGCATGAACGACATGTAACACGCCAATGCGGATAGTGTTTTACTGAATTATGGTAGCGAAACATTTGATGTCTATCACAAACTATGCGTTCGCAATCTTCACATGGTTTAGGACGATGATGTACTTTTGCAAGAATAGGCGGAGCTGCTTCTTCACCTTTCTTTTCTTTAAATTCAAGTTGTTGTTCTATTTCTTTTGGTAAGCCCTTCATACAACTATTTAAATAGCTGCTGCAACAACTCCTACAAAAGCGGCTATAATGGTAGCAACAGCACCTACAAGTGCAACTATGATTGTGCGATTGCCTTTTTTCATGTCAGTTTCTATTCTATCCATGCGCTCATCTATTCTATCAAAGCGACGGTCTATTTTTTCAAATTGTACATCTATTTCTTCTAGCTTTTGATTCATTTGTTCGTAGCGGAGAGCACACTTGTCTACATGGACTTCTAGATTTTCATATTCTAGCTTACTGACTTCGCTCATTGTTAAACAACCTCAGTTAGCTCACATGTAACGCTTGCTGATACTGATATTGAAACAGCTGTATCACCAATTGTGGTCATAAATCTAACAACACGCCAGTTGCTTCCGTCATACACTGCTAAACAAGGTTGACCTGCATCTCCATCTGTTGTGTAGACTACGTCTCCTGTGGTTCCTGTTAATGCTTCCACTTGTGCTGTTGTCTGTGTTTGCATACGCAGTATATTTTCAATTTTAACAACGCCTGTGCTTGGTGCTAGTGTTAGTGTGCCTGTAGGAGTAACACTTACAGGCATTTGATCACCGTCAATGGTGCCTGCTGCATTCAATACACAAACGCCATCTGCGCTGTTAGCATCTGCAATAATGGTGTTTAAACTTGTAACAGCAGTGTATAAGTCAGCTCTAGCAAGACTTGGTGAGTCTGCGTCTGAATCTAAATTTGCTGTGCTTATCTGTGTATTTGGAAATGCCATGTTATATCTTCCTCTGTAATATTTAGTTGTTTTATCTAATCAGCAGATTATTTCCTGCCATGTACTGCTCAGGCAATACTTCTGCTACTACGTCTACCACTGCATCTCTTGGCACATTGTCCAGTCCTACTAGTGCAATGCTTGGTGTTGTTTTGTTTACTATTCTTGGCAACAGTGTGTTTGATGTTGGATAATCAGTTACATAACTTTCTAGTGTAAAGTCACTCACTTCTTTAACTGTGATCTGTAAATTTTTAACACCACTGACAGTTCTGCCAAAATCAAGTTCTCTTGCACTAACTGTACCATCAAGTGTGCTGGTGTCTATGTCATTTAATGATAGTTTTGTGCTGGTCTTTTGATTTGTTGTTATATCAAATGCTTCTAGCAAAGGCAATACGCTTGTATTTGTAACTGTTGCTACAATATAAAAATACTGTCCACTAAATGCACTTACTCCTGTTGCGCCTTGTGCAATAGTAGTAACTGTTTCTTCTCCTGCAAATGCTGCTGTGTCACTTGCATAAACTTCATACTCTACGCTGCCTTGTGCAGAAGATTCAATAACCAAATTAATTGTTTGGCTTGCGTCAAGCACAATTGGTTCTGATATCCACACTAGCTCAGTTGCAGTTGGATTCCAATTAGGACTTTCGTCCCATGTTGATCCAAGGTCAGTCCAGCTGCCAGTGTTCTGCGGTTCTATGCTATTTGTAAAAGGATTAACTACGCCTGTTTGTGTTGGTAATGCCATATCTTCTCCTTATATCACAGTTGGGCCGTCTATTGGTGTTGGCAAACTCCAGCCACCAGCTGTTTTGTTTGGCCATTTGATCAATGTAGTTGTGCCACTGATTGGTGCTCTAGCATCATCAAGATTTCTATCACTTGCTGCACTGTAGTTGTTATAGTCTGCAGGATCAACAACTTCAACTTCGTTGGCATTTAGTAGATCAAATCTATAATCGCCTGCTCTCAAGAACTGACCTTGCAAATAGTATGCTTTGCTTGACTCTTGTCCATTTGCTACCACTGTAACAATAAATTCGTCCCAACCTATTGGGTGTACAGGTTTGTTGGTGCTGTACAATGGATTGACCAATACATTGTTTTGATTAAATTCTTGGTAGAAAATACCCATGCGTAGATTGAATATCAGTGTTTCATCTACACTTGTACGTGTGTCTTCTATTTTCTCCCAGCGTCCCCAACCATAGTATGTGCTGTCATTGATTTGTGAAGCAAATGCTTTGGTTCTGCGATAGATGTTGATACCTTGAAATCCACTAATTTCACTGTAGTTGACTTCTAGTCTATAGTAGGTGCTTGCAGGGTCTCTGCCACCTTGGCTAGTAAGATCAATCTTTTCAAACTTGAGAATTTGCAGTGTTGGATCTGCAGGATCAATTGTTCTAGTATCACTGAGTCTGCGTTTGGCTACATTAGTGTCTTCTAATTTAAAGTTTAACACTTGCCAATAGTCAATGTTGCGGAAACGTGTCATTGCACCACGACCATACCAACTTTGATTGCATTCAACAGTTGAATTTAGGTATCTAACCAAAGGTGTAATCACATATTCATAATTTTCTTCAAAGTTTATTGGAAATCTAATTTCTAAATCGCCTGAACTGTTGCGTTCAATTGGCACATAGTTTACGGTAACTGCTTTGTTGTTTGCACCACGTGCTAGGCTTCTGTATGCCACACGCACACCTTGAAATACACCTTCAGGATCAGCAAAGTCGTCATTAAACACAACCCTAAAGCTAGGAACTGGTGAATTAGGATTGATTGGGAACAAACTGTTTCTAGTGATTACAAATGTTCTTGGATCAACACCTGGAACATCAATTGGATCTTCGTCTGTTGTTTGCAGTGCATAATCACTTACTAGTTCTTTGCCATTTGCAGCCATTTGTTTGCCTTCAAAAGGGTCAAAGTCATTGGTTATGCCATTGCTTTCAACATCACAATTCATCAAACGTGCTTGATACTTGCTTTGTGTGCCATCTTGATACACAAAACGGAATATAAAGTCATACTTGTCCAAGCTGCCTTGTGAACCTAAGTTGTCTGGAAATTGGAATGTGTAGTCATCGCCTTGAACATATGAATTGTTAAAGTTGTGTCTACGTTTGTACCAATACTCTAATGAACTTGGTTTAAAATAACAGTCAACACCCTTGATTTGGTCATTGTCTAACAAGCCAGCTGTAAACTGTCTTAGTGTTACACTTATTTGTCTTGGGTCACGTGTGTTACCATTTGACAACAGTGTTTGCGCACTAATTGCTTCAATGTAAGTGTCCCTGCGATTGTTTGGTTCACGTTCAGGTAACTCCCAACCTGGTCTTACAACACTTTCACCTTCAGTAACATCTGCGCTTGTACCTGGCTCTGGGAAGAAGTAACTGGTTGTTTTGCCTGTGCTGGCTTCACCAGTTGAATAGTTTACCCTTACAATTAGTTCATGACTGGTACGTGCTTTTAGATTGGGCAGTGTAAATGATATTTCTTCACCTGCTCCTTGTAGTGTTGTGTCTATTGCATGTCTGTATGTTGTAATTCTATTGCTTGCAATTTTATACCAAATGTCAATGCCTGAATATTGTGGATGATCAGGCTGCGTGAAAGTAAATGTAGCATCAGTTGCAGCACTACCTGGTGTTAGGCTGTACTGTACATTTGTGATATCAATTACATCATTAAACTTGTATACTGGTGGTGGCGGTGGTGGCGGATCATTTGGATTGTTGCCGTCATTGTTGTCACCTCCTGGTGAACCATTGCCTCCTCCATCAGGATCATCTGGATCTCTTGGTGGTGGTCCTGGTAGAATAGGAATAATGTCTTCATCTTCTCCACCACCTGGCACAGGATCAGGCACAATGCCTGGATGTGGCGAACGTGTTGGAGGTATAATGCCTCTTGGATAAACATATGGATTGTCTGGATAGAATATTTCTGCGCCCTTGGGTATGTATGGCGGTAATACTATATCCTGTTCACCTACTTTGGTGTGTGGATACAAGTAATCTTCATTGCGCACACAACCAATGTCAAATGTATAGTCATTGTTTAGTTTGATTGACACAATGCGCCAAGGTATGTCACCTGAACTTACTTTGTCTGGTCCATTAAATTTTAGAATATTAGCATTTACGTATATGTTGTCACCTGGCTCAAGATCAAACGCACTTGAATCAGCACGAAAACTTAGGCTGTCTTGCCAACGACTCTTTTGAAAGATCATACGTGCAAAGTCTTTGGCAATAGCATAGTTTGTACATGCTGAGAATGTTATTTCAGTTGAATTTTCTCTACCATTATCTTCATTGATATAGCTTTGTCTAACAACATCACTTTCTGGCCAAACAACTTCTTGCACACTCCATTTGTTGTCAGGGTCAACATACTTTACTACAACTTGTGTGTATTTTGCACTTCTGTCAACACCAGTGTATGTGATGTTACCAATGATATTGTCTTTGGTAAATGTTTTGTAAATTGTTGCTTGTCCACTGAGAATATCTGTTGGGTGTCCAGCATCTTCAATTTTTAATTTGTATTTGCCTTGTACATATGGCATGTAACCACGCATGTTTGTTAACAGCAATTTTGTGTTGTTAAACAGTGTGCTTGCTGTGTCTACTACAACGTTAGTAGTAAGTATTGGTCCTCTTAGACCATTTACATATTCTACTTCAGTGTTGCATTTGGCAGCAGCAATTCTCCAGCTGTCCCAATCTATTTCGTCATTTGTTAGACCTTTACCATAGCGTGGATTGCGCAAATAATCTAGTAATATCTCTGCAGGGTTAGTAGAATAACGTTCTTTGTAACCACTTGCTTGATAAGCATACTGTTCACTTGTTGTGGTTACTAGACTTGCTACACGTCTGCCCATAATGGTTGCTTGTAATTTTGGTATGTTGCCTGAGAATGGATTGTTGTCAGCGTCTTCTTGTGTTTTAATTTCTTTCCATTCGTAACGAGCCATTACCAATGTAACACCATTGTAGATCATTGAATCTTCCCAACTTGGTGCATTTCTACAAATATGATTACCAATAATTGGATGTTGATCTAGATTTCTGTAGTAGTAGGGCACATTGATAAACTGTAGTCTTACTCTGTCTTTGTATTTGCCCTGTTTGATTTCAATGCCTCGTCCTTCATTTAGTGGACTAATAATACTTTCGTCTAATTGATTGTCGTCAATGTATAATTCGTGTAATCCTTCAATTGGTCCTTCACAAAGTGTGTACACAACCCAAAGATATCTGTTGTTGTCTGATCCTGTTTCTGCAAAATCAACAATACCGCCTACTTTTCTATAACCATATACAACAGGTATGTTTACATTAGAGCCAGACTTTTGTAATAGAACACCCTGTTGGCGTTCTGCTTCAGCTGCGTCACTGGGTGCATCAGGCATACCAAACAAGCCCATAAATGGACTTGCAACAAAGTTAACAACAGCACTTACTACGTTGCCAATTGCTTTTACAACACCTGTTATGATGTTGCCTACAGCTTTAACTACACCTTTGACTGCCTTTACTACAAAACTCATTCAGCTAACTCCTTGACCATAAACACGCCCTTGTCAAAGCCAAGATGTGTGTAAATTTTTTCTGTTCTTTGTGGATTGATACCAATATCACCAGCAGTTATCTTAGTGCATCCACACATTTTAGCCCATGCTTCAATTTCATTGTACAACATCATAAAATTGCTCATATTTCTATGACTTTCAAGCATGTAAATCATATCTATGTGTGCTACTAGTATACGTCTGTTCCAAGGTAGTGCTGTTACACAACCTGCAATTAGACCCACAGGACGTTGTCCGTCATATGCATTGAACCATGCATACTCGTGGTAGGTGTTGTACATTCTAATTGTTTCTAAAACTGAATCTGGATCATACTGTTCTTCTATTTCTGGAATGCTTTCTACAGCTTCCATTTTGTAGTAGTTGAACAAGTTGACTGTAACATCAATTTCTTCAGGTTGCATTGGCCTTACTATCATTTGGTTCTTCCCCATAAAAATTCTGTGTTGCCCACATGCCCTGATTTAACAAATGCAGTATCATATGTGTTGCCTTGAAACAACTGATTACTGCCTACGTTTGTTCTGCGTCCTGCTTTGCGTTCAAAGTCTGCAAACAGTGTAACGCATTCTACGTTTATAGTTGCAGAATTTTGACTTTCTACAACTTTTACATTCATGATCTGTCCATCAAATATCAGTATTGGTTCATCAATTACATCTAGATTCATTGGATCAAAATCCAAGAACGCTTTGCGTATTCTTATACGCTGTCCTTCAATTGGTTTGTCAATAAATTTTTCAACCATTCCACTGCCCAAGGCGCTTAGGTATATGGTAAACTTACCAACCCTTACATCAAACTCTTCAGACACACTAGAAAAGCCAATGAAGTCACCTTGGGCAGTGTACTCCGTTCCCCCATCCTCAATGTTTAGACCGCCCGTACACAAATGCAAGAAATTTGCATTTTCATTGTAATCATAGAGATATAAATCAAGTAAATCTACTGCAATAAACTTATTGCGTTCAAATTCATCACGGATAACATTGGGATATGTTTTCATTTACCACACCTCTCGCATGTCAATGCTCATTGTGGTAATGCCTCCCAAGCCTACTGAATATTGCTGCACTTCATTGTCAAGCATAACAGTAAATGGTACTTGTGTTGCTGTAATTGCAGTTCCTGCTGGCACATCTGCTACTAATGAACCACTGAACAACAATGGTTCACCAACTACAAAGTCTGTTGTACACATGTATACTTTTGAATGATTGTCAAATTTAAAGAAGTCACCTGCAAATAACCAACTGTTGCCTCCTGGCACACCACTTACTGCTAGACTATTGTCACCAATGCTTGCAGCACTATCAAGTGTTACGCTACCACCTGTGTACAAATTAGGATTTTTTGAGTAACTTACTTCTGGCAACACAATTTCAAAACTTTCAAGTGGACCATATTGTCCTCCTAAAAAGCCTATCACTGGTCCCATTTGATACTGTGTTACTTGTGGATATTTTACTGTAAAGCTATAAAATTGATGTCCCATTCCAACACGCTGGCGCTTGCCACTTAGTGTTTCAGTAACAAGTGTTGGTACATTAACATTAAAATTAACGCTTTGAAATCCTGGCGATGTTGGAAATGTCCCGCTCATTATAGCATACTCCTCTGTCCACGTTCTGTCATTGCATCACTAACCATTTGTGTAATCATGCCTTGACGCTGTATTAATAAATCATCAAATCCAGTTGCATCATTTGCTGTGATGTTGAAGTTGATGTTAACTGGTTCTCCGCCTGGTAGATTGTTATTTCTAGTTATGCTACCATTGGTTGTTGGAGTAAACATTTCTGGCCCGTTCTCACCAACAATGTAGCTGGTGCCATTCATAACAGGACCACCAAGCTGTCTACCTGAGTAGCTCTGGCTTCTAATCTGTGCAACTTGTGCAAGACCACTAGCAACAACTGCCGCAGCAGCAATAAAGTTAAAGGGTGGCGGATATGTAGCAAGTGCTTTGGTTGCACCCGTGTAAGTGTTCATTATGGCATTTGCAATGTTAAACGCTTTGGCTGCTTCAAACGCTGCTTTGTTTTCTCTACCTAATGCTTCAAATACTGTAGCACCTTGCTGTATTGCAAATTGCGCTTTTTCTAATTCTGATTTCTTTTCAAATTCAATGCGGTCAGCAACAATTTTTTCTGCTTCTTCAGCGCCACGCTGCTGTTGAAGCATATTACCATCTTGGTATTGTTTTAGGTATTGAGAATACTGTAGATCATGTCTCATTTTTCTTCTAATACCTTCAGCATATATGTCTACCATATAGTCTTGGAATTCTTTTCCTGCTTCCCTTTGACGTCTATAGCTTTCTATTTGCAACATTTCTTCTAATTCTAGAGTTGTTTTGAATCCATCTATAGTATATTCGTAGAAATCTGCTAACTCGCCATATCTTTGTTCAATGCCTTGTCTAAATGTTGCAGTAGCTTGTTTAATATTTTCAATTTCTTGTCTAGCATTCATGCCAGCAACTTCGTAGATATCATTTTGAATATCAGCTATATTTTTTTGAAGATTTAAACGTTGAGCCAATAACCTCAATTGTTCGCGTTCGTTTTCAGTAATTTCTTTACCAGTTTTTTGTTCAATTTCCTTCTCAAGATTCAATGCAGTTTGTGCTTCTTGACTTAGACCTGAAATGCGCAATTCTTCAGTTTTTTGAGCAATAATTTCTTGTACTGCACTAGCTCTTGATGCTTCAGCAGCAGCAGCTTGTTCTGCTTGCAACCTTGCACGTTCAGTTGCTGCTGTTGCTTCGTCTACAGCTTCAGTTGTTTCATTGGCTCTTTCCTTGATACTAGCAAATTGTTCGTCAACACGCTCGCCAATGCTGTTGAATTGATCCATACCATCAATGACTGGGCCTGTTATGGTATCACCTAGCTCTGTAGCTTGTTTAACAAGATCATCCATAACGCTTTCATCACCAATTAGACCAAATTTCTCAGCTAATTTACTAAGTGCGCCAGTGAAGTATTCAATGCCACCAATAACAAGTGCAATACCACCAATTAACGGGTGTCTCAATGCCAATACTGCTGTTCTAACCAGTGCTTTGGCTAAAAACGCAAGTGCTGGTACAAGTGCTTTTGCTATAGTAACACCCCATGCTGCCATTGCAGCAGCAGCGCCTGCTACCCAAGTAGCAACTTTAATTGCAATTAGTATACCAAGTGCTTTACCTAGCAATTCAATATTATTGAATACTAACATAGCTGCTTCTTTAGCATATAAGAATGCTTTGGTTAGCTTGTCACCAAATGCTTCTACTGCTTTGTCATTTTCTGTGATAAGTGCAGTGATCTGATTTAAAGTGTCTGCAATAGCAAGTCCAAGTCCTCCTGAACCTAGTGCAGCACTTACTTCAAACACAGCGCTACGGAAGTTTGACATTGCCATTGTTAGTGCGCCAACGGTTACATTACCAAAACGTCCACCTTCTTCACCAAGTGCTTTTAGTTGTTCTACTAGATCACTTGTGCTTGTAGCAACAGCAACTTGATCTTCACCAATTTTAGCAATAAACTTACCATTTTCAGTTGATACTTTAATAGCAAACTCTTTTAGACGTTCAAATTCGCCTGTCATTGCATCTGCAACTGCTTCACCAAATTGTATAATTGATTTTGAGTTTGAAGCAGCAATATTTGAAAAAGCTCTCATGCTTTCATTTGAAGTATCAATACCAAATCTATTGAAAATTACAAATGCTTGTGTAAGTTCGTCAACATCTTGTGGTAAACTTCTTGCTAGTTTTCTTAGACGTTCAAGTTCTGCGTTTGCTAGTTGTTGACTGCCAAGATAGGTTGTAAGCTGTGTTTGGAAACCCTCCATGCGTTGTGTTGCATCAAGTATTCCTTGCAAACCTCTTGAAGCAACAAAGCCAGCAAAAGCAACAGTTGCAGCTTTTAGTGCAGTACTTACTCCGCCAATTGTTACTACTGCGTCCACTGCTTATCTCCTCGCTTTTGCCCTTTGCATGGCTTTTTTCTCTTCTTCTTGTTCTATCTTGTAGAACGCTGCCCATCCAGCAAACTCTGCGTTTGTCATTTTCATGACATCTGCTACACGGAGACCCAAATCCTTTGCTAGTCTAAACATAAAGATTAGATCTGGATCTCCTCTTAGTTTTTTTCCGCTTGCTCCATGTTAATTTCAAGCGTTGAGTTCATATCTGCAACTGCTTTAATCAACACACTTGGATCCACTTCATTCATAAACACAGGCTTGTCAGCTGGTTTAAATAATTTCTTTCCTTCTTCATCGCGAGCCTTGATGATTAGTGTTTCAACTAATGCTTCAACTGTCTTGCCCTTTTGTGCAAGTTCAATTAGCTTAGACTCTTCCTGCAATGTGTTTGAGTTCTTGTAGTAGATTTTTAAATCCCACTCCTCAACATAGATACTTGACATTTCACCTGAGATCTTGTTGCGGAAGTGGCCAGTAATTTTGTCCATAGGACTTGTTGTTTTGTTTGTCATCTTACTTTTCCTTTTACTTCACGTAGTGTAGGCCCAATGATTCCTCTTGGTGCCTGTTTACTTGCCCCCGCTTCCAAGCGTTCAATCCATGGCACCCTGTTTGCCACTTCAAAGTCTTGCTTGGTAACTTTTTTCTTCCATTGTGTTTTAGTGTAGCCAGTTTTCACAGGGGTTTTAGACTTTGCAACTTTCATTGTTTCGTCTGCCACCTGAGCCATAGTCATTTGCAAAGTCTTAGCTAACTTTGCACTGATTACGTCCTTGCCTGTGAAAACTATGCTTGCCATCTTACTCTATTAGCTAGCTGTGTAAGATAGCTGTCCATCACCTTGGAAGCTGATTGATGCTTCAATCAATCCGTCCATTGACGCTGTGATTGAATAACCAGTGATAACAATGTTACCATTCCAGTTTGCACCATCACTCACGCCTTCTGGATACACAATAAGTGCTACTGAACTAGCACCTACTGCACCATTAACTAAACCGTCTAGATCAACACCAGAGGCTGCGTCAAAGTGGCTCTCATCCCAGTATACATCAGCTGTACCTGAGAAAGTAGATAGACCTTTTACATAAGTTCTACCTGAATTTGATGCACCCATTGTTGTTGTTTCAATAGTGTCTGCTGTCATTTCAATTGAATAATTGCGGACCTCTGCTACGTTTACACCATCTACAGAGATGACACCCGCATTACCTACTAAAGCTGAATTACTCATTTTCGTTCTCCTCTAAGTTTGCTTTATCATCGTCACCCTGTTCAGAAGAACTATCTTCTACGGCGGGCGTTTCCTCCGCATTCTTTTTAACTGGACGTAGCACTGCCTTTATTTCAGGATTTGCGTCAACTGCCCAGCCATTTTTTAATTGACCTTTCACTTCTGATTCGTCAACTATTTTAACTCTATTACCTTTTTTCATTGTAACCATTTGTTTTCTCCTCACGCTATGGGTTTAAACGCCTGTAGGTGTAACCCACCTCAAGCGTGATTAGTATTTCTGCAAGAGGTTGCAACCTTTCAACTACTGCAATAGAAGTTATTTGGCTGTCTCTTACACCTTGTGTGTATTTTTCTCTATAACGCTCACTTTCAAGTGTTGTTTCTATACCAGTGATCAAATCATTACGTGCTTTGTCAAGTTCTTTGCCTCTTACAAAACCTCTAATATTGAAAATGAGTGTGCCATTCTTGATACCATTGCTGCCCATAGTTAACAGCTCTCTTGTTTCTGTATCAAAACTTACTAGTATGGCAGGAAATTGTGTGATTGCTAGTTTGTCTACTTCAAATGGCTCACGTGTTACAAGCACAGGCTTGGGTGAATCCATTTGTTTTAAACTTTCAATTATGTGTTGGACTATATCTTCTCTAAGGCTCATCTACGCAACCTCAAACTTACAACTGGTGTTTTTTCGTTTCTTTCAACGGTGCCATCATCATCAAGATCATACAAAACACCTTCTCTAAGCACAAGATCCATTTCATGTTCAAATCTACCAGCATAGTATTTCATCATAACGGTAAACTTGTCCTCATCTGGTGTAAACTGTGTTAGTTTAGGACAAATGTGATATGCTAGTGCATGGTAAATGGTTGCTTGTGTAAACTGTGATTCAGTTAGCTGTGTGCTGTCAAATTCAGCAGTGATGTTTTGTGATTTTGCATATGGCAAATACCAGCGAACTTTGAGTAAACGGTTGATTTCTGATTCTGACCTCGCTAGTTCAGCGTCCCAGTCAAGTACACCATAATCTGTTATGGTAGGTTCAACGATTAAAAGATCGTCAATAGTTGCATAAGCCATAGTCAAGTCCTTCTTGAATTAAATGTGTGCTAGTCCTTCTAGCTACACTTATTTATGTCTTTAAAAAAAGAGCCCTTAGAAACTCTTGGTAACTAAGGGCTCTCAGGTGATGTAGTAATGTCAGTAACTACACTACTATTTATTGTTGTTATTAGTCTGAGTCAGAACCAACAATCTTCACACCGTGTGCGTTCTGTAGGATCGCTTGACCACATACAGCACTCATCATGATGTCTTCTGCACGAGCAGCAGCTTGACGCTGAGTCTCCATGCGGATTCCACCACGCATAGCGTGTCCAATTGCTGTTGGGCTGAATACTGCGCCAACTGCGTTTAGCTCTGTGTCAGTGTCAGTGTCTAAATCACGCTTGACCAAGCTAGATTCAAAGATTTGACATCCAGCAACTGTACCAATGTAGTAACCACGTAAGATGTCATTACCAACACCGCTTGCAGTTAGGTTAGCACCGCCTGTACCAGCAAGTTCTTTCTTCAACTGAAGAGCTTGTCTTGGTGATACAACAGCACTCAATGGACCAACAACTTTGTTGTTGCGTAGTGTAGCAACAGCTTCAAAGATGTTGTCAACAGTGATTGCTGAGTCTTCTGTACCTACTGAGTTAGTAAAGCTGTTGAATAGAGCGAATACATCTGTGTCCATTTTTTCAGCAATAGCACGACCAGCTTGTGCGCCTAGGTCAGCGATAACATCACGCTGAGCTGAGTCACGTAGCATGTCAGTAACTTGGAAGTATGTACCAATTTCAGCAAGTGTAACATCTACTGAAGTAGTGTTAGTGTCTTCTGCTGAAGGTGCAGAACCTTCTGTTAACCCATCAGCTGTAACTGCTGAGTATACTGGTACTTGTAGTACTTTACCTGCATTTGATGGTACATCAAATGGAGTAACGATTTGACGAGCAACTGCTTGCTCATACATGGCGAACTGAGCTTCTGCAAGCAGTTTAGTAAACAGTTCGCTATTGATTGTGGTATTGTTAGCCATAATAATAGTCTCCTTAAAGTGTTAGGCTTAGCCTCGCTGTTTTCTCATTTCAGCATAGGCTTTTCTATGTTCTGGATTTGACATATCCAGTTTGCTGATATCTAACGGCTCTTTGCTATTATTAATTGAACTCTTTGTGTTAGTAGTTGAAGGTGTTGCTTGCACAAAGTGCGGATTTGCGTCTAAGAACTCCTTGACTAAATCGTCAACTCCTAGTGCTTCTCCTGCATCATTGTAGCGCACACTTCCGTCACTACCTACGACTTCAACATTGCCTTCTTCACCCAAACGCACATTGTTCTTCAACAATGATTTTACTTGCTCTGGCTGAACACTGCGATATTTTGCTGCCGCATTCAACAAAGGTGTATCCACCTTGTATTCCTTAATAATTGCATCACGCCTTTGAATCTCAGCGTCTTTTTTAGCAGCCATTTCCTGAAGTGTTTTCTCAAATTCTCCACGCTTTAGTTGTTCTTCTTGGCGTTGCGCTTCTGCCTTGGATTTCAACTCGCGTAGTTCTTCTGGATCACCTAAGTCCTGGTAAGGCTTTAACACTTTGTTTGTTACTGCGTGGCGCATTTTGGCCATTGCTGCATCAAACTCTTCTTGTGTATAAGTCTTTGTTTCTGCTTGTGCCTGAACTTCAACTGTTTCTGCCTGGGTGTCAGTTACCTCTGTGGCTGCCGTGGTTTCTTGGTCCATCGTTACCATACCTCCATAAATGAGTTAATTTTGTACAGTTATTTATGCTTTATCTTATCTCTTATAGTTTTTAATTGGTTTCTGTCCTGTTGTATGATGCAAGGCAAGGGAGTACTATCTCCCTTGTATCTAGGATGACTCCATAAAAACTCATATGCACTGTGTTGTGCATTGAGTTTGTCAGCCCATTTGTTCAACAGTCTTGGCGAAGCATGAACATGTACGTATACCCTTGCTTGGTATCCATCCAAATCTTCTATATTGCCTTGCCACTCTACAATGTCTACGGTGCCGTTTTTCCAAGCACGATAACTCCAAGGGCAAACGCCTTGAATCCGTTGGAAATAGTCGCACCAATCAACCTCTTCTAGACTTTTTCTTTTTATTTTTCTTTTTCTTACCACGTGCCATTGCCATGATTAGACCCTCCTATTTGCTTTTTTTAGTTATTGACAAGCGTGTTCGCTTGCCCTGTTTCTTAGCACTTGATTGTGCTAGACGCATTCCTTTGTTAAAGCTGGAACTAGACCTTGTTAGGCTTCTGCCCCCTGACCTAAAGTATCTAGCTCCAGCTCTATGCCCGCTGCAATCAGTTTTACATTGACTACCTCTGTATTTTGCCATTGCAGGCACCCCTCACGCTCTACTAATCTTTTATTAATACTATCTCAAAGCCTGCTGCAACAGGTCCTGTTGCGCCTGCTTTAGCCCTAATTTCTATATCTGTCTTTTCAGGTATTGCAAGTGGTATGTTCCATGATCTTTGGAATGGAGTACCTGGTGTTAGTACTAATCCTTTGGTTCTCATAACACCGCCAAATTCTCTCATCATAAGTTTTGATGTGATGTCTTTGTCTTTTTGTGAACTTAGATTGCCACTCAACAAATATCCTACATAACCTGCAGGTATTGTATATACAGCCATTAGTGTTTGCTGCATCTCTGCTGAAAATTGTGCATAGGTTGTACCACCATTTGCAACTGTAACAGTGTCTGTTGCATCTTGTCCATTTGATGTATAAGCACGAAACACTCTTAGAAACTCTCCTGTGGTAGTAGCAGTGCCTGTGCCTGCAAGTGTTACAGTTTCTTCTAGTTCTTCATAGTTGGTGTCTAATCCTATCACAGTAACTTCTGCACCATTGTCTGTTGCGCCAGCTGCACTTGTTACAGTCATAGCCACTGCTGCGCTTGGGTATGCATATATATTACCACCATCCCATATGGTTTCATAGCTGCTGCCTACAGCTGCATTTAATCCAAACTTGTCAAGGGGTGTAGCATTGTCTATTTCACCCAGTGCTATTTCCCAATTAGTATTGTTGGTTGCTTGTAGTTGTTTGATTTGCTTACCCATGTATCCATCCCTCCGCTGCTAGTTTAACGTGTTCTTCATGGCTTTGTGCAACAACACTTTCTCCAGTAGCTGGATTAGTCATAGTATGTGGTACAAATTCTTCTTGTGGATCATATTCAACACCCATCCAATTAGCAACTGCACGGTCAACTTCAGTAACCAGTTTAGGATCAGTAACTGTTTCACGTGCAATACGCAATTGGTTGATTTCATTTGCGGTATCACGTATGTTAAAGCTGCCTGGATATTCAACAGTACCATCCCATGTGTAGCCTTGATACATGGCATACAATCTCCAAATCTGCTCTTCAGCAAGTTCTAGGTTGTCTGCCTTTTCACTTAATTTTGCATTTAGCAAGGCAAACTCTGTTTCCATAGCAACACCACTCATTGTGCGGCTTTCAGTTGCACGTACAGCACCAGTGTTGGCCATTTTGTCAATAGCGTCTACACTTGCTTGTATTGACTCATATATTGAGTTGATGTCAGTTGTAACATCTAATAGGTATGGCTTTAGTCCTGGGTCCATGTCTTCTGGCATGCTTACTATAGCACCTGCACCGCCTACTGCTTCTACCTGAGGTGTTTTAACAAGTGCAGGGTGTCCATTTAAACGTATGCTTTGTTCTACTTCAGAATATTCGTTGTAGATCTTCTTTTGGTGATCTGCAATGTCAGCAATGTCTGAAATACCAAGGCCACGCACAACTGCACGTTGGTTGTAGGCAATAACAACTGGAATCATGCCCAGTTGATTGTCTTCTGAATACTGTTCAATTACTTCACGCTTGCCTGTGTTGACTTTTGTGGTTTTGATTAGATCATTGGTCCATTCTTTAACAACAGTTTCATCACCATTTACATCTTCAATATACTTGATGTAGTCTAGTGTGTATTTGCCATTAGCACTGCGCTCCCAACTCCAGTCTGTAACTACTAGTGGACTTAGGATTGACAGGTAAGGTCTTACACCTTGGGCAAGTTCTTCAGCTCTGTTGGCTGCACTAATGTTTGGCTTGGTTACCATAACAAATGCATGTCCAAATATGCTGGCATAGATGCTTACTTCTTTCATAAATGCGTCAAGACTGCGGCCGTCATAATCAGCGTCTCTTAGGAAGTCACGCAATGCTGGGTCATTTTCAATGCTTCCTAAGTCTCTGTATGGTTTAGCACGGAACAAGAAACTTATGTAAGTGCTGATTACACTTTTACAATGATTGTCTAGTGGTGTTGCATCAAGTCTTGCTTGATATTCGTCACCTGTTTCCATTTGATATTGTGTCAGATGGGCTGCACGACGATAATCCTCGCCTCCCACATAACTTTCTAAGAGATATTCCCATCGTTCTTGGTACCTCTCATATGTTTCATTTGCCGCTATGGCATAATTGTAAGCATCTTCTAATAGTCTTTGCATTTTTTCTTACCCCAGTTTATGACCCCATCTCAGAGGCTGTTCAATGTCTCCATAGTCTCTAGTTATTGGGAACAAGCCATCTACACAATAACCAAGTGCGTCCATCATGTGGTCAAGTCCACTTGATTTGTCTGGCTGGTTTGTTCCTTCACGATATATGTGTTTTTCTAGACCTTCAATGGTGTGTTTGCATTTTGGATCAATATACAAATTAATTTCACCATTGTCGTTTTTTAGTCTAGCGTTTACAGCGTTTATTCTATCTCTTATAGGAGTGTGGCTGTTTTTAGCCTTTACTATCCATCCTGCATTTTGCAGTATACGGATGTCTGTTGTTCCACCAGCTGATGTTTTGCGCTGTCTACCTGCTGGATCTGGAAATGCCATGATCCTTGCTCTTGCATAACGCTGTGTTACTTCATCAACTAGTTCGTTAGTGTTTGATCCAAATATTCTTACTTCATCAAATGCGTGTAATACATCACCTTTACGTGCAAACAGCACAGCACTCATAGGATCAATGTTAAAGTCACAACCTAGATAGATTGTGTGTGGTACATCACCTTCATATGGTGTAACATTTAGTTTTCTATCAAATGCATAGTATACTCTACCTGCATATTCTTCAAATGTAGCAAGGAATTCTTGTCTAAATGAACGTTCGTCTAGGTCAGCTCTTGCTGATTCAATTTCTTCAAGTGGTACATTGCCACCATCAATTGTTGTGTATTGAAAACTCTTCCATGAGTCAGACGTTTCTTCCATTAGGTACATGTCGTGTGCCCAGTTTGAAAAGCCTTTTGGTGTACCAATAAACAGTGCGCCACCTTGACGATCTGCAAGTGTTGGACGCAGCACTTCGCTCCATGCTTCCTTTTGCATTTCAGCAAATTCGTCAAGCACTAGATAGTCTAAACCAACTCCACGCAAGCTGTCTGCATTGTCTGCACCTTTGAGTGCTATTACACTGTTGTTTTTTAAAATTATTTGCAATTCACTTTCATTTATCTTAGCAACCCAACGCAATTTCAATAGTTTGGCTTTGAGCTTTTGCCATGCAATCAACTTGGCTTGTCTGTATGTGGGTGCTACATACCATACAACTTTGTCAGGGTGTCTTGCGTGTTTGCATAGCTCTCTAATTGCTAGGTGTGTTTTGCCAAAACGGCGGCCAGCCACAACAACTTTGAAGCGATTCTTGTCGTCAACTATTTCTTGTTGTGCCCAACGCAATGCCATTACACGTATCTCTCTTCACACTTGATTCTAAAACGTCTTGAATCAGTTATAC